CGTTGCAGCCTTACATTTCAGCTATTGAGGATCGTTTATCTATGAACGATATTACAAACGCATCTAATCAAGTCCGTTTTGCCGTAGATGATACTTTCTTACGAGTAGATGCTAAAGATCGTTTAGAAATCATCGAGAAAATGTTAAATCTAGATTTAATTGACGTAGATCAAGCCCGACAAATGGAACAACTCACACCGCTAGGAGATACAAGTGCTACTAACGTTTAGTCAAGAGATCCAAGCCGCAGATACGGAGCGCCGTATCGTGTCAGGCCTCGTAGCACCATATGGCGAGATCGGACATACCTCGGCGGGCCCTGTTATGTTTGAGCGCGGCTCAATCGCAATTACTGAAGCCTCACAAATCAAATTACTTATGCAACATCAACAGGATAAGCCCGTAGGTCGCGCTATTAGTTTCAGCGACTCAACAGAGGGCGTGTACGGATCGTTTAAGCTTTCGAGTAGCACTCGAGGACAAGATGCACTCGTATTAGCGCAGGAAAACCTAGTTTCCGGCTTATCCGTAGGGGTCGATGTAACGGCCTCTAAGCCAATGGGTGACTACCTGCTCGTTACGGCGGCGGTCCTCAAAGAGGTATCGCTCGTCGAGAGCGCCGCTTTTTCTAGCGCATCCGTAACTGATATTGCAGCAGCTCGAGCAGCGCTTGAGGCAGCTACAAGTACAAAAGAAAAAACTACAACTATCTCTACGACAATCGTAGAGGTCGAAACCGAAACTGAAAGCGAGGAAGCTGTGACTACAGCCCCTGAAAATACACCGGAGGATACTCCGGTAGATGCACCGGCAGAGGCTGAGAAAGTCGAAGCCGCTCGTAAGATCATCCGACCATCCGTACTAGACTCTCAGCGAGTACGTACACCTATTACATCTATGGGCGCTTATACAGAACATAAGATTAAGGCAGCTCTAGGTAACGAGGACTCAAAGCTTTACGTAACCGCAGCCGATGATAGCTTTGCTACAAACCCTGCATTTTCACCTACTCAGTACCTAGCAGAGTTTCCAACGAATACACGTTTTGGTACACCTGCTATTGATGCTTGCTCACGTGGAGTTTTGCCGCAAAACGGTATGACGATCAACGTCCCCTCACTCGTTACGTCGGCCGGTGGAGGTACAGGCGTAGCACCTGTTGTAACAGTAGAGCTTGAAGCCGGAGCGGTACAAAATACCGGGATGGAGACTGCATATTTAACTGGGACTGTATCCAAGTACGCCGGCATGAATACGATCAGCGTAGAATTGTTAGAGCGCTCAGATCCTAATTTCTATGCAGAGCTAACAAATCAGCTACAAAATGCTTACCTAAAAACACTAGATACAACAGTACTAGCGGCTCTTATTGCCGCTGGTCAGTACAGTTCAGGATGCGATGCAGACTCAGCCGGTATTATTGAATTTGCCTCAGACTCAGCTCGTAAGGTTTACGAAGCTACAGGTTATTTTGCTAATAACTACATCGCTAACGGATCACAATGGCAGCTACTTATGGGTGCTACAGATACTACCGGCCGACCAATCTACTCAGCATCTCAGCCAATGAACGCAGGCGGTCTAGTGCAGCCGGGATCTATTCGCGGCAACGTACTAGGACTCGATTTGTATGTAGACAAGAACTTTACAGCTACTACAACTATCGATGACTCTGCAGTAATTCTTGCACCTGAGGCCTTTACTGTTTATCAGTCACCTACCGCATATATGTCTGTAAACGTAGTATCAAACCTACAAGTACAGGTAGCTATTTACGGTTACATGGCAACTATCGCAAAAATGCCTAAGGGTATTGTTAAGTTTAACCTTAACTAAATAAACCACTAATAGTCGGTACCCCTCTTAGCCCTTTGAGGGGTACCGGCCCTAGTAAGTAAGGAGAATAAGATGCCTGCAACGTACGTAACCGAAGCCGAGCTACGCGCTAATCTCGGCATCGAAAACCTTTACTCCTCGGATATCGTCGAGACCTGTTGCCAAGCAGCGCAGGATTTACTTAATCAGTTTTTATGGTTTGACTCCGCACCGGTCGTAGGCACCGCGTTACAAAATAACGTAGCTACGGTAATGATCGCTAACCCTGCGATATTTAGCACGGGAGACTCCATAACCTTGAGTGGGTGCGGCTCAACTTATAACGGCACTTATACAGTTACCGGCACGATCCCGTGGACGGCCGGCACTACTACGCAATTCCCATCCATAGCATTTAACAATATGGCTTTTAATTGGCCAAACGGTTATAGCTTTATACAGTTCGCTAAAACCGCAGCTAACGCTAATTTTACGCGAGTACTCCCTTACGGATCAGCCGTCGGAGCAGATACAAAAACAAATAGCTATGCAACTACTCCGGCCGTACGCGAAGCCGCGATGATCTTAGCCGTAGACATTTTCCAAGCTCGGCAGGTCAGCCAAACCGGAGGCGTATCTATCGATGGTTTTAGCCCTAGCCCTTACCGTATGGGTAACTCAATGATCGGAAAAATTCGCGGACTCATCGCCGGATATACGAACCCTAACGCGATGATCGGATAGCTCGATGACCGTACCTATTACAACTTTACGCGCCTCACTAGCTGCGGCCCTTGCTAATGCGAACGTTTGGAATACCTACTCGTTCCCGCCACCGACAATTACGGCTAATAGCGTTATCGTGGCGCCGGCAGATAATTACATTACGCCAAGTAATAACACATATGCGACTATCTCACCGCTTGCTAACTTTAAGATTATTATGACTGTACCTATGTTTGATAATAAAGGTAACTTACAAGGTATCGAGGAGTTAGCCGTAGCGGTATTTAACAAACTAGCCGCATCATCTATCGTAATGAACGTTGCCGCTATGAGTGCTCCATCCGTTTTAGATGTACAAAGTGGATCACTTTTAACGGCATCTTTCGACGTCCAAATACTAACGAGCTGGAGTTAAGCATGAGCCTAACCGATGAAGATATCGCCTTTCTTATTAAGATAGGGCAGATTACCGAAGCACCAAAAAAAGAGACAAAAACACACACACCTACTACAGAGAAAAGCGAGGAATAGGCGATGGCCGTATTTCTATCAAATGGAGTAGTCGTAACCCTTAACTCGGTTGCACTCTCAGACCATGTTACGAGCGCCACGATTAACCGGGTTTTTGAAGAACTCGAGGTTACTGCGATGGGTGACTCATCACGTAAATACACAAAGGGATTAGAGACAAGCACGATTTCTCTAGACTTTTTATCCGACACCGCAGCCGCTAACGTAAACGCTACGCTCCAAGCTGCATGGGGTACAACTGTACCTATCACGCTAAAACAAACTAGCGCAACTACCTCAGCTACTAACCCTCAGTACGCGACTACAATTCTGGTAAATAACACTACAGATATTAACGGCGCGGTCGGAGATATCGGTACTCAGAGCATCACGTTTACGTGTAACTCACCAATCGTAATTACAACCGCACCATAAACGAAAAGAAAAGGGGCTAACAAATGGCACGACTCAAAATAACAAGGGCTACAGGCGAGATAAGCGAGCATCAAATCTCGCCTCGTATTGAGTACGCCTTTGAGTTATACGCAAAAAAAGGCTTTCACAAAGCTTTTAGAGATGACGAGAAACAAAGCGACGTATATTGGTTAGCTTGGGAGTGCTTACGTACATCCGGCGAAACCGTACCGATGTTTGGGGCAGAATTTTTAGATACCTTGGCTAAGGTCGAGGTACTAGACGATCTACCTTTAGCCTAGGGCGGGACTCTGTAACTTATTTGGTAGCACAACTATCAATACGGTTACAGATCCCGCCTCAAGCGGTACTCGATCTCGATACAGAGATGCTTAAAATGTTAATCAAGGTACTTAACGAGCAAGCGGAAGAGGCCAAAAATGCCCGTAATAGAATTACGCGGAAACGTTGATCTACGTAAAGCTTTACGCGCTTTTGCCCCTGACCTTGAAAAGCAACTACGTAAAGATTTAGCCGATGCTATGAAGCCTGTAGTCGCTAAGGCTCGAGGTTTTGCACCGGCTGAGCCTCCTATGCGTAATTGGGCTCCTCGATCTTTTAGCGAGGCTAAGTTTCCTTTTTACAATGTTGAAACTATCCGAGCGGGTATTACATACTCGACAAGTCCTACATTAGTAAGAGATTACGGCTTTAGCTCAATGGCAAAAATTACTAATAAATCTGCCGCCGGTGCTATTTATGAAACTGCCGGCCGTAACGGTCCTCAACCTTGGGTAGGTCCTAGCGCTGGGGGAGCAAGTAAAGGCGTTAGCCGATCCGTAAACCGTAAAGCCGGTGCTCAATTTATTGCCAATTTACCGCCGCTGGTTAGCAGCTTACAAGGTCGCGGCCGTTTGATTTATAGAGCGTGGGCCGAGGATAAAGGTAAAGCCGAAACGGCAGCGTTAGAGGCTATTAATAAAACTACTACCCTTTTTAATGCTCGAGTGGCCAAGGGGCCAGTAAGCAGGGCTGCATAATGGTATTACCTGTAATTAATATCGGCTCGAAACTAGATGGTAAAGGATTTAAGCAAGCTTTAACTGCCTCGGAAAAATTAGGCAAAAGTGTAAAAAACCTAGCCGGTAGTTTTGGCTTGGCTTTTGGAGCGGCGGGTTTACTTTCTTACGGCAAAAATGCCGTTAAAGCTTTTGCAGAAAATGAAAAATCTGCCAAGCGTTTAGAAACGGTATTAAAAAATATAGGTTTAGGGTTTGATACTGCCGCTATAGAGAAAAACCTTGGAGATATCTCCGCCAAGTTTGGTTATGAGGGCGAGGTATTACGTGAGTCTTTTCAAAAGCTCATTACGGTTACAGGCGATACCGCTAAAGCTACAGATCTACTTAACCTATCCCTTGATATCGCCGCAGGATCGGGCGAGAGTTTAGCTACCGTAAATGCAGATCTCGCTGCGGTTTACGTCGGCAACACTAAAGGCCTAAGAAAATATAATTTAGGTTTAACTCAGACCGAGCTAAAGACTCTCGATGTTAATGATGCCGTAAAGCTATTAAGTAGGACTTTTGGCGGCGCGGGTGAAGCCGAGCTTAAAACTTTCTCTGGTCAGATGCGCGTATTACGTGAAGCCGCGGATAATGCTCAAGAAACTATCGGTACCGGCTTAGTTACCGCTTTTGGCATTTTGTCCGGCGAGGAGGGTATCGGTAAAGCTACTACCGCTATGGAGGATTTTAGCGAGTCTATTAAATTCGCTTTAATTGGCTTGGCGGAGCTGACTAGCTTTAAGGCTCCAAGTGGGCAAAAGTCTTTATTTGGTTTATTGCTCACTCCAATTAAAAGACAATTAGAGGCAGGGCCATTAGGCGCATTAATCCGTTTAGGCGAGCGCACGGCTATTAAGCCTAAGCCTTTTGGTACGCCTATGAGCGTATCGGGTTCTACCGATGTACAGGGCAAGATCGAACGTGACCGGGCTAAGGCTGCGGCCGAGGCTGCACGTAGAGAAAAAGAGCGCTTAGCATTAATTAAAAAGCAAGCATTAGCTGAAAAAAATAAACTTTCGTTATCAAAGGCTGCCGCAGAGTTTGATACTAACCGTATTTCTATTGCCGCTGCTCTTAAGAATACATACGACAAAGAGACACGCCTACGCCTTGAGGCCCTTATGGCTATTGAGGACGAGGACGGCGATAAAGCTTTAGATCGTATTAAGCAACTCGGATTACTTACAGAGGCTAACCAAACCGCGAAATTAAACGGCCTTAAAGGTATTACTGAGAAAGAGCTCGAGAGCCTTAATACGATACTCATGAAAGAGTTATCGGCTATTGAGTCTGCCAAAAATGCAAAACTGGCAGCTATTGATAAATCCGGGGCAGATCAAGCTTCAAAGGATGCAGCTAAGTTAAAGGCTATTGCCGATGCCGAGGCTGCCGAGGCTGCCGCTTTTGCTAAGTATAACGATGCCCTTGCCAAGCAAGGCGGCTTAAATGATCTAGATTTTTACACAAAGAAAACGCAGATTACTACGCTCGAGGTTTTACGCTTAGCATCAATTAATAAAACTACCGCGGCACAAACTTTAGCCGATCAACTTGCACTAGCGGCCGGCGTTAAAACCGTTGAGGAGATCGCGGCCAAACGTAAAGCGGCTCAAGATGCGGATAATGCAGCGATGGCCGCCGAAGCTGCCGCTAGAAAAGCCGCCGAGGATAAAGCCTTTACCGATTATCTTGCAGCTCTTAAAGCTAAAAATGATGCAGCCCTTATCGCAGATGCTGATTTAACCGCAGCTAAGTTAGCTAGTATCTCGAGCGTTGCAGCGGCTCAAGCTGCCGCCGATGCTGCAGCTCTCTCAGGTGTAGCAGCTATATCGTCTGCGATAAAATCTATACCGCCTTATCCGACATGGACCCCGCCGCCGGCGGCTAGTATCCCCGATTTACCATCTATGCGGGATCCTGAGGGTAACTTTCCTGATTTTGGCGGCGGCCTGTATATCGATCCCAGTTTAGTAAACCCCGGCGGTAGTAACAATAACTACACGGTTACGGTAAACGCTGGGGCTATTGCATCTCAAGATGAGTTTACGGCTTTGTTGCAAGATACGATCCAACGGCTTAACCGTAACGGTGATCCACTTACTACGGCGGGCATAGCATGACCGTACCCGTACTTAACGCGATTATTAACTTTTCTACGGGTCCGGCTTTTGCTCAAGCTATGATCCTAGATAGCGGCATTTTAGGTACTAACGTACTGGCAGACTCCGAAGCTCTTATCGTCGATGTATCCAACGTAGTCGATAGCGTTACGACAATGCGCGGCCGTAACCTACAGGCGGATGTATTCCAAACAGGTACGCTAACTTTACGTATTGTCGATCAAAACGGAGACTTTAACCCTCAAAACCCTAATAGTCCCTATTACGGCTTGCTTACGCCTATGCGTAAGGTAGCTATTACCGCTACGTATAACGGTACTGAGTGGCCTATGTTTAGCGGCTTTATTACAAGCTACACAACTACAACGCCTAAGATGGCTACGGATGTAGTTTATACAACTATTACCGCGGTCGATGGTTTTAGACTTTTCCAAAATAGTCAAATTACAAACGTAACCCTAGCCTCAGCCGGTGACTTACCCGGCGAGCGCGTAAACGCTATCCTCGATGAGATCGCTTGGCCTCCATCTCAGCGCGAGATTGAGTACGGCGATACAATTTTCCAAGCCGATCCGGGTACTTTACGTACCGCTTTAGCAGCTTTACAGACCGCCTCTATATCCGAGTACGGTGCTATTTATATGGATGCTCGAGGATCGGTAAATCTTAAGGATCGCGCTTTTTGTATCGACTCTCAAGCTATACCGCCGGTCGTGTTTAATGATGACGGCACCGAGATTACTTACTATAACGCCGTATGGCGCTTAGACGATACTCAAGTTTATAACTCGGCCTCTATTACAAAGATCGGGGGCACGGCACAAATAGCCGAGGATCAAGCCTCTATCGATGAGTATTTTGTGCACTCTTACACTCAACAAAATCTAGTAATGGATACTAATCAAGCTGCCCTCGATTACGCTCGGGCTTATGTAGCTAGCCGTAAAGCTACTCGTACCCGCTGCGATGCTATCGAACTAGACCTTTATACAGAAAACTATAACGATGGCATTATCGCGGCCCTTGATTTAGATTTTTTTGATCCGGTAGAGGTTACGACTAATCAGCCCGGTAATTCAACGTTACAACAGACTCTACAAGTGTTTGGCGTAATGCACCGCGTTAGCCCTAATAGCTGGAAAACGACATTTACAACACAAGAGCCGATTATCGACGGCTTTATATTAAACTCATCACTATACGGAGTGCTCGATACCTCCGTGTTAGCATACTAAGGAGCAGGTAATGGCAGCTGGACAAGGTTTTAAGACCTTTGTAACGGGTGAGGTATTAACCGCCGGTGACGTTAACGGCTACCTCATGCAGGGTATTAACGTATTTACAAACGCAACGGCTCGCGATGCGGCTATTACCGCACCGGCCGAGGGCCAATTCGCATTTACTAAAGATAACAATTCGTTATGGTATTACGACGGTGCAGCGTGGGTAGCCTCGGGCGCTACCGGTGACATCGAGGGAGTTACCGCAGGTGTAGGTATTAGCGGCGGCGGTACCTCAGGTACGGTAACGGTTACTAACTCAATGGCAACGGCTATTGATGCTAAGGGTGATTTAGTGCCGGGTACCGGTGCCGATACTTTTGCACGTTTGGCCGTAGGAGCTAATGACACCGTACTAACCGCAGACTCATCTACGGCTACAGGATTAAAGTGGGCAGCTGCCACGGCAGGTGGTAAAAACTTTACATTAGTAAATACGGGTGGCACAACACTTACAGGTGCTGCGACAATCACAATAAGCGGAATTACAAATGCTGATCAAGTTTTAGTCGTAGTAAATCAAGGCGGGTATAATACTGGATCTGGCTCACGATTAGCGGTGAGAATAAATGGCGATACAGCTTCTAATTATTTTTCTAATGGTACATCAATTTTGGGCGCTTCAACTTGGGCTTCTGCAAATGTTAGGCCGGAATATGGTGCAGCTTCGTATATTTCTTTAGCTCTTCAATCAAGTAGTAGCTCGAGTACGATGAGTGGATATTGTTTGATTACCGGTGGAAATAGCTCAGGAGCAAAAGTATTTACTAGTGCAGGTGCATCCAATGCCGATGGTGGATCTAACAATATTGCTTACATTATGGGAGGTTACTGGACTGGCAGCGGTACAATTTCCTCGATTAGTATTTTCAATCCGAGTGGAAACTGGACCAGCGGCACAGTTTTCGTATACACGAGTGCATAAGGAGTAGTAAAATGACTTATTTTGAAAAAATTGTAAATGTTTTAACAGGTGAAGAAATTTTACGTCCTTACACACCCGAGGAAATTACAGCATTACAAACAAACAAAACTGAAATTGAAGCAGAGCAAGCCGCTAAAGATGCAGAGCAAGCATCTAAAAATGCAGCTCGCCAAGCGGTATTAGACAAGCTAGGACTATCTGTCGATGAAATCACTGCATTACTGGGATGAGTCTTACAAGTTATAACGGTTATCCGGCCTCTAAAGATCCAAATGAGATCGGGATAAAGTCGTACTTAGTAGACGGTACGGCTTTAAGGCTAAGGTGCGCTAGTAGCGTGGGCCCGCTATTAGCCGCCTTTGCCGCCGAGTTTCATAAGTTAATTGAGCCGATCGATGGCGGTACGTTAGACGATTGGGGCTACGCTTTTAGGATGGTGCGTGGATCTACTGATCGCTTATCGTGTCACGCATCCGGTACGGCTATCGATCTAAATGCTACAAAGCATCCGCTAGGCAAGTACGACACTTTTCCGGCTGAAAAAGTACCTATGATCCGGGCAGTTGCTAAAAAGTACGGCCTTAAGTGGGGCGGCGATTTTAAGAGTCGGCCGGATGATATGCACTTTGAGGTAAACGTAACTCCGACTAAAGCAAAAGAATTAATTACAAAGTTAGGATTAGAAAATGCCTAAATCGGCTGTATATTCAGTAACTACAACAAAAGCAATAGTAGTGCCACAAGAAATTGGAGATCAAAGCGTATACCTGCACTCAGCTAGCGGCACTCTTTATTTAGGAGGCGCAGATCTTACCGCGGCTAATGGTTATCGTATGGATAACGGCGATAAACTTTCTTTAATGGTAGGAGACCATCAAGATTTATATGCAATTACCTCGGCAGGTACGGCTACGTTGTACGTACTCTCACAAATCAACTAAAGGGCATTAGAGGAGCTAGACAATGAAAGAGCAAGCGATTGCAGCGGCTAAATCTTACGGCCGTGCAGCTATAGCAAGTGCCGCGGCGTTATACATGAGCGGTATTTCAGACCCTAAAGTATTGGCTAACGCGTTCATCGCAGGGCTAATCGGACCACTACTTAAGGCCTTACAACCGTCGGAGAAGCAATTAGGCGTAGGCGCTAAGTAATGGAAAGAGCTCAGCTCGTAGTTGGTTTAGCTTTGGGGAGCTTTACCATTTTGGGGCTAGGGGCTGGGCTCATCCAAAAGTTAGTTAAGTATTACCTCAGCGAGCTCAAGCCTGACGGTAACGGCGGACATAATCTAGCTGGGCGCGTTGAGCGTATTGAGCAGCGCGTAGATCGCATCTACGAAATTCTTATCGAGGATCGCCTAGCCAAGTAGCGACACGCCAAAAGGTTATAGGCTTTGTATTCTGACATTTTGCCCTCATACTGATACTACAAACGCTGAGAGGGCTACTCGGTTAGTAGCTTGATCGGCCTTAACAAAGGGCTAAGTAATGAATAGTTTAGATATATTGATCGGTTTGGCAGCCTGCGGTATGGGCTTTATGTTTATGGTAATTGGTTACTCGATTGGCTTTAAGCACGGACACGGCGAGGGCTTTGTACGTGGCCGCGCTATTGCTCAAGCTCTGAAAGATAAGGAGCTAATCTAATGGGATTTTTAGATAACTACGAGGATGTAAACGCACGTATTAAGCGCTTTAGATCAGAGTTTAAGAGCGGTAGATTAGTCGCATATATTGAGAGCTTTGATATTGAGAAAGGCACGATCCTCGTAAGAGCTGAGGCTTACCGCGAGTATGAGGATACGGTTCCTAGCGCCGTCGATTACGCTTTTGGTAACGTCGCAACTTATCCGCAAAATATGCGTAAGTGGATGGTAGAGGACACAATTACCTCAGCTTACGGGCGCTGCATAGGACTATTGACTCCAAGCCTCGAGCATAACTCGAGACCTACGGTGCAGGATATGGAAAAGGTAGAGACTTTACCTGCGAGCGCTGATCCATGGAGTACAAAGGCATCTATCGAGGATATGGCTACGATGGCGAGTGCCGTGCTAGAGATCGGTAAAGAGCTAGGCGGCGAGTTAGTACCTGCCGCTCCAAGATGTCCTCATGGCACGATGATATGGGCTGAGGGTACGGCCAAGGCAACGGGTAAGCCGTGGGCCGCCTACAAGTGCACCGAGAAAAACCGGGCTAATCAATGTAACCCATATTGGCACGTACTCGGATCAGATGGCAAGTGGAAGCCGCAGGTATAAAGATGGGCGAGCTAACCTTTATCAAAGGCGGACTAGCTACAACTATTCACGATGACGGATCGACAAGCACTACGCCGGTCGATAAGTGCGACTATTGCGGCGAGTGGGTTAGTCAATTAGGCGGCCTCACTATTCGAGATGTAGGCCTTGAGGTCGTAACGTGGCTATGTGCACAATGTCGCGCGTAGCTAAAGTAATACTCGATAGATCGCAGGAGATTACGGCGCACCGTATGGGCCTTGAGCGAGCTATCCACTTTAAGGCCGATCCAAACGATCCGGATCAATTTGGGCAAAGCTTTAGCAATTATCACGAGTTCATATGGCAAAAGTCGGAGGCGTGTGGAGCTGAGACGGCCGTAGCTAACTATTTTGGTGATAATGCTTTTGTACCTAAACCTACGAACGTGCACGATGAGGCAGATGTAGGTCAAAATGTAGAGGTTAAATGGACCAAACACGCGAACGGGCATTTAATTATACAAAATAAAGCTAATCCGAGGCCTAACGATGTAGCTATATTAGTTACAGGATGGAGCCCGGTTTATGTGCTATTGGGATGGATGCCGGTGCATATGGCTATGGTCCCTAAGTACAAACATCCTTATCAGAATAATTACTGGGTACCTCGATCTAATCTATTTGAGATGCAATATCTAAAGAGGTCAAACTATGGCGTATAAAACTAAGTGCCGCTTATGCGGCAAGATCACCGATCATATAGAGCGAGTAATCACCGATAACCTGCCACCTTACGTTAAATCGCTCCAATGTGTTAAATGCGGGGTAATGGGTATCGTCATGATGGAGGACGTTAAAGATGCTTAAAGTATTAGATCTATTCTGCGGTGCAGGTGGAGCCTCGATGGGTTATTACCGAGCTGGCTTTGAGGTTACAGGGATGGATATTAAACACGGTAAACGTTATCCATTTAAGTACATACGTAAGGATGTAATGGAGTTACGGCCTGAGGATCTTGAGGAATATGACCTCATCCACGCCTCGCCGCCGTGTCAAACTTATAGTATTACTCAACATCTACGTAAGGCTCAAGGCAAAAGCACGAGTAAGAAAGATTTACTCGCTCAAGTGCGCTCGCTACTCGTAGCATCCGGTAAACCGTACATAATCGAAAACGTTAAGGGAGCACCGTTAATCGATGCGGTACAGGTGTGCGGCTCGGCGTTTGGGCTCAAAGTACGTAGGCACCGCTTATTCGAGTCTAATCTTGAGTTAAAGGGTACCGATTGCCACCATAAGCAACAGGGTAAACCTGTAGGTATATATGGCTCTATGCGCGATGAGATCCCGGGCGGTGGACATACAGCTAAAACCATGGAGCAAGCTAACGAGGCTATGGGTATTGATTGGATGATATGGGGCGAGATGGTCGAGGCTATTCCACCGGCTTATACTCACTATCTAGGGATGCAGGTTAAACTATGAGTTATCCACATAAGTTATACACAGGTGTTAATAGCCTGTGGGACACGCTCAAGATCACGCTCAAGATTGACACGTATTTGACTAACCGATTACGCTCCATGCTAGCTGGCGAGCCGCTACCGCGGATAGCTCGCGGGCTATGCTTGGTGCTATTGGCCGGGCTATTTGTATTTAGCAATACAACATATGCAAGTGCGGTAAGTACACAAAGAGATAAAGAAAACTACAAACTCTACGCACATATAAAGCTATTAAATGCTAAGCAATATAGATGCTTAGAGATCCTATGGAATAAAGAAAGTAGATGGGATCCTCGAGCAGATAATCCTAAGAGTTCAGCATATGGAATACCTCAGCTACTTAAACTTAAAGTACATGATCCATTTATGCAGATTGATCTAGGGCTTAAGTACATCGCACATAAACACCGCACTCCATGTAGAGCGTTAGAGTTTCATAATAAAAGGGGATGGTATTAATGGTGCACGGTAGACATGATCCAAGGCTAAGCCGTAAGTACAAAGCACAAAGGCTCATAGTCCTAGCAAGGGATGGATATACCTGTACATATTGTGGCCAAGATGCCATGACTGTAGATCACATAGTAGCTATTAAAAACGGAGGAGATCCTATTAGCCTTGAGAATATGGTGGCCTGTTGTAAGCGCTGCAATAGCAGCAAGGGATCACGCTCACAAGGCGTTTTTTTAGCACGGACGGCTACCCCCCCTGCCTTTCCAAGCTCTGCCTCCCCAAAAACGACAAGTACGGTCCTAGCCGGTCCATATGGACACGAAACTAAACCGGATGAGTAGTAAAGTGGAGCAAGTGTTCCCGGGCCGTAAGGGGGCTACTGAGCCTCGATTACATAGCCCTTACCTCAAGGGTCCTAATCGTGGCGATGAGATCGCTGAGCTTGCTGAGAGTATTGGCCTACCTCTTTTACCGTGGCAAGATTTTATAATCCGTGACATGACATCTATAAATGAGGATGGGATGTTCCGGCGCCGTAGTAATTTGGTTTTAACTAGCCGCCAACAGGGGAAAACTCATCTTGCGCGTATGATGATGCTGGGGCATATGTTTTTATTCGATAGCCCTAACGTGTTAATTATGAGCTCTAATAGATCGATGGCTTTAGACACCTTTAGACAAGTGGCCTACGCGATAGAGGGATCTAGCGAG